CTCTTAATTTGTTTTTATGACTTTATGTTCGTGCCCATCTGGTACGGGTTAAACCGACCAGACATCACAGCATTAATGTTAGTCATCGACAGCACAGAGGAAGTTCTCGTCCAGATGGAATTGATGAAGACCCTCACTGCTCAACATAACCCATTTACATTAATGGGTGGCGGATTGTTTCATTTGGCATTTGGTGCAATACTTACAGGTAGTGCAGTAGGAATGAATAGATAAACAGAATTTAACAGGAGACTATATGAACGACATAGAAAGATTGAATAGAAAATGGGTAAACGTATTACTTTTTATAGTATCATTTCTTGTAGCATGGGAAATTGGTCTATACTTAATGAGTTAAAATAATATGATATGAACGATTAATTTGTATTATATTTAAAAGAGGGCATTGAAGCCCTCTTTTTAGTTTTGCTTGAAGATAAATAACATACTGAGGAAGATAAATACAATTAGAAATTAATTATATTTGAGGAGAATCTATGGCTGATAAAGAACCAAGATTAGCACATCTAGAAGCAGAGAGTTTGGAAACTCACGTGGCTGTATGTTACGAGAGATACCATCACTTTAATAAGTCATTAAAAGATATTAATATCAAGATTGACAAGAACGAAAAAGAGATGGATAAAGGCTTTACTGAAGTAAAGAGAATGTTGATATGGACAGCATCAACTTTGTTTTCTACTATGTTGATTGCCATATTTGCACAGATGTTTAACCTCTTATAAGAGAAACAAAATGTTATTTAATGAACTTGCCCAGGAAGAGATATATGAAGCAAAGTTGGTATATGCGAGAAAAGGACGGCAAATTATTCGTAAATACAGATGTGGCTCTGGAAGACTAAAAGGCAAGACGGTTTCTAAACCTGCCAAATGTTTCGCACCAGTAAATATCAAGAAACGTTTCACATTAGCAAGAACAAAAGCAAAAATGGGTGCAAGAATGAAACGTAAGGCTAAGATGACTCGTAGAATGAATCCAGCCAGTAAGAGATTAAAAACTCTAAATAGAAGATAACGGAGAATATAATGTCATTAAAGAATGAAATAGAAAAAGAAATGTTTACTGAAGGTAGGGAAGATAGAATGCAAGATATTGCATCTCTTATTGATATGCCAGTAGAGGATGTTGATAAACGATTAAAAACCTTGACATTTTCTGATTATATTGAAGTAATGACATCACTAAAAACCCAAAATAAAGATACTATTAAACGCATCATGGGACTTGATGAAGCATATAGTAAGGGTTCTCAAGGAGTACAAGGAACATTAGCACCGGGTGAAGAGGAAGAAGAAGTAGCAGGAGCAGTAGATATGCCAACTACTTCACAAGATGACCAAAAAGTTAAGACTGCTAGAACACAAGCAATGCAACGACTAGGCAGAGATAACTTAGGTGGCGCAACAGCACAACAAACAGCAGATGCAATGGACAGGGCGGCACAGGGGCAAGCATTAACGCCGATACAACGTAGATCTATGGCGGCACAAACGCAGAATTTAGACAATTTAGCAACAAATCCACAGACCAGAATGCAGTTTAAAAATTTACTAAATAAATTGAGAATGCAACAAAGAAATCAAGAGGGCTAATATATGAAATTAACAGAGATATTAGGCGGGTTATTTGTAATGATTACAGAGGAAGAAGAAGATTTGATGACTAAATACTTCTCTGAAGGAGATTATGTAAATGAATCACAAATGTCAGGTAGAGAATTGAGACTGGCAGAGGTATTATCACACAAAGGTGTGTTAGTTCCTACAATACGAGGATATAAAACTGTTTAAACAACTAGGAGTCCCAAATGTCCGCACCAACCAAAAAAGATATAGATTTAATGTCCAACCTGATGAAAGTCATGGATGGCAAAAAACCAACTAAACTCACAGAAACAACTAAACAAGATGAATCATCTTCTATAGATGTTACTCCTGGCGTAAAACGTTCAGATATAGACGCAATGTCAAAAATCATTAAAGGATTTAATGAGGCAACAACAAGTGTCGCACACAAAGTCAAGAAAACAATTAGCGAATCCACTAAAACTGAAAAAGGCGTCAAAGTTGGTGCGTTTTCAGTAGAGAAAAATAAAGAAGATAGATATGATATACTTGATAGTCGTAGTGATTCTATATTATTTCAAGATATTCAATTGTATGAGACAGTTTGTTGTATCGCTAATCATCTCAATGAAGGCAAAACAATTAATTCTATAGAAATTATGAAAATAATTAGAATTAATGAATTATTTGAACGTCATTATAGCAGTGCAGTTCAGCATAAGCATTCATATCAAGTTGCCAAACGTGTAAATAACGATGGCAGAATGGATATCGCTCAAGCAAGATTTTCCCAAGCAAAACACGAGGCTAGCAAAGCCAAACATAAGATAACTAATCTTTACGAAACCATAATCCTTTGATATACTAGTAATATACGAATGTATAAATAGATTTGTGCATTAAAAAGATAAATACATGCAATATACAGTAATACTGGAATAATATTATGAGTTTAAATACAACAAGTTTCTTTAATTCGAACGAAGTTCACATATCTTCACGAATGAATGAATATATGAAGAAAAACTTTGGCTACGAAGTCGAGGGTGATATCGATACATTGAGAGAAGCAAAAAAATCGCTTGAAGCCGAGCAAATTGAGTTGAAAAAACACTCATATATGAATCACAAGTATATGGAAAACATGCTTATGATTGAAACGATTAATTCATTGGTAAAAGCACACTCCAATACGCCAATTATTAAAGAAGACGACAAAGAATTAGAATACGGTGACACTGAAGAAGAGATGGCAAAAGGATTGGGCATGTCCCAAGACGATTTCTGGGAATTAGCAGAAAGAGTTGGACAAGAACAATATGGTAGTTTAACAAAAGACAACTACGAAGATGTTATGAATCATATAGTTGATAATGCTGACAGTTATACGCAAATAAAAGAAGATTCTGAAGATGACGAAGAACAGCATCGTAGAGATGTGAAGCACGGCCTTTATGGTGATGATGAAGAAGAAAGCCAGTCAGAAGATGAAAAAGCAGAGCATGATAGAGATGTGAAGCGTGGTCTTTATGGTGAAGATTCTTCCGAGCCTGCGTTTTCTATTAGAACATTTAAAAATGCTAAAGACCCATCTAAAGATGGACTAGAAATTACTAAAACTGGTGGCATGGGCGGAACAGTTATTATAAAAAATCAAAAAGAATTAAAAGATTTATTAGTGGCACTTAAAGGCAATGTTGATAATCTTAAAGAAGCATATAATCCTGAAACAGGAAGAGATCCCAATGTGGACACAACAGAGTGGGACGACCTTATTGCAAAGACAAAGAAAAAGCAAGAGAAAGAATATGCTAATTCAAAAGAAGGTAAAAGAGATCCAGCATATAGACATTATCATCAGTATAAGACCCAAGAAGCAGTAACTGAAGATGATGAAACTATAGATTACAGTAATCCAGATAAATTTGAACTTCCAGAGTTTATGTGGAAATTCCAAGAAAAATTAGTTAAATTTGCGGCTGGTACATTCGGAGTACATGCAACTAAAGATTCAAGTGGAATTACTGGAATGACAATTTCTACTAAGGAGACTACACCTTATATATTAAATACAACAGGTCAAGAAGGAACTAGAGAAGATTTTAAGAATACTGATGAATGGCAAGAATGGTTAGATTATCAAGCAAAAATTGAAGCAGAACAAAATAAAGCACGTGAATTAATTGCTAAAGTTAAAGAAACAACTAAAGAACAAGCAGTTAAACAAACAGAATCGGTAACTGAAGATGATGAAGAAAAAGGTCCCGAACATTATCGATGGAAAAACGAATCACAATTGGCTGTTGCTCTAGGTCGTATAGAAAGTGCTATGGAAGAAATAGACCATGCAATAGAATATAGAGGCGAAAACAGTGCCAAATTTTTTAATAATGGTGACAAAGCAGGTGTCGGCTCACTAATGAGTATCAAAGGTACACTTCAAAAGATACTCGACAATTGGGAAAAAGACACAGAATTCTACGGAATGTAATAATTATAATTGAGGAAACAAAATGAAAAAAACTAAATTAGAAAAAACTTTGATGGAAGAGTTGAATGCTCTACTTGAAGTTGATGCCGCAGAAGCAGAAATCACTATGGCTGCCAGAGGCATTGTTGATGAATTGCAAGATGTCATCGAAAAGTTAGGTAAAATTCAAAACGACCAAATTGGTCCCCTAGCAGACGAAATGGCATATTCACATGGTCCAGACCAAGCGGCAACGTTTAGAGGTTCAGTTGATGATGCAATCAATGGTTTACTAGGACAAGCACGTTCTGCCAAAGATGCAGTAGCAGATGCAACACTTGTACTATCAGGCGAGAAAATGGCTGATGATATGGGTGATGTTGAACTTGGTGGCGATATGGGTGCAGACTTAGAAGATGATATCACAGCAGATATGGGTGGTGATGAATCAGCATCAGGCGAAGAATCAAATCCGTTAGGCAGAGAAGAAAGAGCCTAACATGAAAATTAGTCTACTCTTAAAAGAGAAGGCAAACTATGATGCACAGTTAATTGGTGACATCAACGCCTATCTTATTTCATTGAAAGCAAATGATATTCCTTCTATTGACACTGAGATGTTAGTTCGTGAATTAGCAGGAATGGGTTATACAGTAGACGAAGAGTCTTTGGTCGATTTATTAGCAAATAGTAAATATGTATCAAAGGTTACAGTAGATACTATTGACCTAGAAAATAGATATAATAAAAATAGTGATGATGCTGACAAAAAAGCAGTACGTAAGTTAGCAGTCAAAACAGCAAAGAAAAAGGTGAAAAAATAATGGCATTAATAGTTAAAGGTGAACAAAAAATCATATCAGTAGAAGAGATGAAGATTCTTACTTCGAAAAACTTAAAGAAAGATGATCCATTTGCTGGACTTTCTCCAGAAAAGAAACAACTTAGAAAAGAAGTTCAATCTGCAAAAAGACATCGTGAATTCATGGGTCGTGTTGAAGCAAACAAAACTAAGATTGTAGATGAAGTAATAGCAACAGATGAAGTAATAGCAACAAGCGAAATCGTATCAATTGCAGTAGGTGAAGAAATTTCAACTGTAGAAGAAGAAATAAAAATACCAGAAGTTGATTTCGAGTCAATGACTAAAAAGCAAATTGATATGTGGGCTGACGAAAATCTTGGTATTCAATTAGACAGACGCCACACTAAAGCAAAACTAATAGCCGAAATCAAAGAAAATCTATAAACCACTTGATTTTTCGGTCAAAGTATAGTATACTAGTGCTATGCTTAAAGAAAAATACAAATATTCCCCAATAGACAGAGTAACAGTAAATGGTAATAGACATTATCAGACTCCTACTGGCTCTCCATTACCCAGTGTAACCACCGTTTTAAGTTCATTAGCAGATAAGACTGCTATATATGAATGGCGTAAACGTGTCGGTAACGAAGAAGCCAATCGAATAACGAACTTAGCAACTGGTATAGGAACTCAAGTTCACTTACATTTAGAAAAACATATTCTCGCAGAAGATAGACCAGGTGGTACTAATCTAATTCATCAGATGGCACATAGTCTTGCTGATATTGTGATAGATAGAGGACTATCAAACATAGATGAAGTTTGGGGAACAGAAGTTCCTTTGTACTATCCTGAATTATATGCCGGTACGGCAGACTGTATTGGAGTCTGGAAAGGCAGACCAGCAATGATTGATTTTAAGACTACTCGTAAGCCAAAGAAACGTGAATGGATTAACGATTACTTTCTGCAATGTTCAGCATATGCAGAAGCCCATAATAAATTATATGAAACAGAAATTAAAACATCGGTAATTATGATGATTGGTTGGGACGAAGAAGCAGATAATATGGGCAATTATCAAGAATTTGTTGTCCAAGATGAAGAATTTGACAAGTATTCAGTAGAGTGGGCTGGCAAGGTCCAAGAATACTTTGATAAATTTATGTAATATTTCTTTCAAATGATAAATACATACAACTAGGAGAGTAATATTATGGCAACAAATGTAAAAATTCTATTAAGACGAGGCGCTAGATCCGAGTTATCAGCAGATACGTTGGAAACAGGCGAAATGGGATTCGCAAATGATACTAATCAAGTTTATATTGGTATCGATGCGGCTATTGATGAAGTAGCCTTTGACCCATTTGCTAATGCCCACGCAACAATACAATCATGGTTAGATAACACAACAGCAGTTAAGACTATTACAGTAGACACTGGTGGAACAGGATACGCAACGTTGCCAACAATAACTATTTCTGGTGGTGGTGGCACTAATGCAACTGCATTTGCAACTCTTACAGCAGGTGTTGTAACGGCTATCACTGTAGTTGATTCAGGAACTGGATACACATCAGTCCCAACAGTAACTATTGCTGATGCTAATGGAACCTCTATCGCAGGTGCATTTGTAATTGGTATTGAATATACAATATTAGTTCCAGGTGACACAGACTTCACTTTAATTGGTGCGGCAGATAGTGTTGCAGGAACAGTATTCACAGCAACAGGAGTTGGCACAGGAACTGGAACAGCCACATATTCAGGCACGGGTGCAACAGCAACAGCATCTACTGGTTCATTAAGTTCAGAAGCAGGATTACAAGTAAACGAAGACTTGGTAATTCCTAACGTAACTGACGTTGATGCATTACTTACTGCAATGGCAACTTATACTACTGGATATAGCATATCGTCATTTGGCAGAGCAAGAAGAAACGTAGAAGTTCTTACTGAGAATAGTTTTAATCAAGCATTTGCTAACATGCATTTACAAGCCCACGAGGCGGTAACAGGTAGACGTTCTGATTTATTTAAGAAATCATTAGCAACAGCATCTGGCACATTTCTGAAATATGCTAAAACAGATTCCACTACATTTTTTATTGATTACTCATTAAAACAAACAGATGGTGCAAATACATTTGTTCGTGTTGGCACAATTAAAGTTATTAATGGTGTCCCTCAAGGAATTACTCAAGTTAAACTTATAGATGATAATGCAGAAATCTGGCAAGATACCCTAGGCACTATTCCAGGAACTGCTGAAGCAGACGAATTTTCTAATATTGAATTCGATTCAGTTATAGATGGTGATGATATAAAGATAAATTACACACAAGACGCAACCTTTACTACTGAAATATCATATACTGTAAAACGATGGACGATGTAACTGTTCAGTTACGATTAAATCACAAAATTCACTAATTTATACTTCAGAAAGCATATGAAGATATAAGTTTATCTAAAAATAATTAAGTGTGTACATAATTATATAAATAAATACATATAACAATAAAGGTAGATAAAAATGCTAAAAGAGAAAACGTACAACTCAGGTGATATAGTAACAGTATACTTACAAACTGGACAAGAAATATTAGGTAAATTCGTGTCAGAAGATGATAGTTCTACTATTATTAAGAAACCATTAACTGTAGCAATCGGACCAAATGGTGCGGCTTTTCAAACATTTACTGTAACAGGTGATAGTGAAAATGAAGTCTCTTTTAAGACAGGAAAAATTATTTCGGTACTAAAGACTAACGATGCAACATCAACTTCATATATAGAAGCAACATCTGGTCTTGTACTTCCTGGAGCAGGAGGGAATCTTCAATAATGCCACAAGCCGCTAGAACAACTGACCCAATTACAGCACACATTCCTTGTTTGCCAGGAGAGTGCGGACCAGGAAGTAATAACGTGATTATTCAAGGTTTACAAGCATACCGTGTGAGTGATAGTACAATGCCACATGACGTTCCATCATCTCCATGGCCAAAGTGTATACCACATGTTACACCATTAGTAAAAGGTTCTAAAAATGTTATCGTAAACGGTAAGCAGGCAGGCAGAGTGGGTGATACGCATTCTTGTGGCGTAGTAGTTGTCGCAGGTTCAAGTAAGGTGATTATCAATGGCTAGTGAAGCAGAAATCGAAAGACTATATCAGTTATTTGTTGCTAAAGGCGGTGGAGCAGGAACATTCGATAACACAAATTTAACACCAAAACAATATTCTGATGCAACAGCATCGTCACAATTGACCGCATTGCAATTAGCACAATTACAAGCCAGAGAACATCAATATAATAAATCAGTTGCGTTAAATTCTATAGCAGATGAAATAGCGGCTAATAACTTTAGTAATCCATATGCGGCACGAGGAGCATATAGTTCATCGCTATTTGGATCAAGTGGATTGGCAACTGGCGCAACGAATGTAGGATTATTGAGTAGTGCATTGTCGTCATTTAGCACAGGTGAAAAGGCATTAATTTTCGCAGGAGTATTAGCCGGATCTGGCGTAGATTTAGAACAAATTTTAAAAATTGCAGGATTATCAGCAGTAGGATTAGCAATGTTTTCATCATTGACAGACCATACGAATAATCAGACTGCAAACATACCACAAACAATGGCAGACGCAAGTTCCCTAGCATCAATGAATTCACAATTCGGACCAGCCGGTGGTCCTTTACCACCAGGAGAAACTGATTGTACAGATTTTAATGATTTAATGGGAATATTAGGTGGCGTATTTGATGGTACTTTAGATTTTATTGACAGTACAATTCAGGCAATTATTTCATTAATAAATCAAACAGGTGTAACAAGTTTATTAACAAGTATTATTTCAGCAGTTCAAGGAGCAGGTAGTATTGTAGGAGATGTAATAGGCGCCATAATACAAGCATTAGTTGGGGCAGGAGTAGCATTGATGAAGACTCTTTCTCCTCTAGTAGGAAAAATATTTAACGCAATCACAGACATGACAAGTCAAATTGCAAAAGAATTGGCTGGTGTAATTGATATGGCAGCGGAATTGTTACGCAAAGCACTAGCATTAGTTCTAGGCAGTGCGGCATTAGACCCTTGTCAAAGTGCAGTATTAACGAATACTGGCTCATTAGCAATGAAAGATGCAGTCGCTCTATTGAAACATCCTATGGGAACAGGCGCACCAGGTGGAATCGGCACTACAGTCGATGATAGAGCAAATTCTGAAGAAGTATTAAGAGCAATGACTAATGCAGAAGCAAAAGCATTAATTGATGATGGTGTTCCTCAATCTCCATTTACAGAAACAGCAAAATCTTATACTGCACATGATAGTTCCTTACATAATAATACTACAACATCAGATTACTGGACTCGTAAGATATTATCAACGCAATATACAAACTTAAGTAAAGAATGGATGCCATCACAGAAAGATTACATAGTAAATGCATCAAAATTAATATCTCAAATGGAGAAAGCACAAGAGTCTAAAGAAGCCAGTCAGTATTCGTCTCGTATAAACCAATTGATATCAGGACTCTTAGACCAGGTGGAGAATGTCAAGTCACTAAGGACAAACTATCGACAGGAGTTTACATATGTAACAAACAATATAAACATTTACGACAAGATAGATAATGCCAACGAGATAAAAATTGCATCAAGGTATCAATCCATAATAAAACCAGCAATGACACGTACATACAATACGGCTGTCACTACATTAAATAATACAAAAACATCATGGAATAGTATTGCCGAGAAACTCTATTATTAGTATTGACACGAATCCCTATTAGTGTTATAATATAGACCATACTTTAAGATAAATAATAGAATATCGGGAGAAGCAATGCAAGTTAATGACATAATTAAAACAATTGACGAGGGATTGTATGATTCCCACATCTTCAAAGCCGTATTTATGGCTGGTGGACCAGGTTCTGGTAAAAGCCACATCGCAAAATCAAACATATTAAAAGGTACTCATTTGAAAGTCGTAAATTCAGATGACATATTCGAGTATAAGATGGATAAACTAGGTTTGGATATTGAAGATCCAGATGTAATTTATAGTGATAAAGGACAAGAGACTCGAAATCAAGCAAAAGAAATCACAGCAAGAAAAGAACAAATGCATCTTGATGGTAGACTGGGATTAATCATAGATGGTACTGGAAGAGAGATAACCAAGATAGCAGGTGCTAAAGAAAAGTTAGTTCAGATGGGTTATTCATGTATGATGTTATTTGTCAATACAAGTTTAGAAGTAGCACAAGAAAGAAACCGAAATAGACCGGGGAGAACAATTAAGTCTGAAGAAGTAGAAAAAATGTGGAATGCAGTTCAAAACAACATAATGAAATTTCAACAATTATTCGGTGCAGATAAATTTCAGGTTGTAGATAATAATGGTGGGCTTGAAGACCCAGAAAGAGCAGAGAATTTTGAGCAGGTTGCAAGAAATGTTGATAGGTTTGTAAATAGACCACCAAGAAGTAAATATGCAAAGGCTTGGATTGAAGACCAAAAGAAGAAGAGAAATACAGTGAATCAGCAAAAGTAATGGAATGGAATCAATAGTAGATAAATTATCTAAATTTAGAAAAGAAATAGATTTAGATTTCGTCCGAAAGACTCACGTTCATTATTGCACACCATGTTACGCAGGTCAAATTTCTGAACCATATTTTAGGTCATGGACAAAGGGTCATATGATGTTTACGAAATATCAAATTCCGTATACATTAACAACCTCAGCAAATGAGAGTTTAGTTTCCAGGGCAAGATGTCATATGGTAGCATATTTTATGTCTAATCCAGAAGCCACCCACATGATGTTTATTGATGCTGATATAAACTTTGATGCGATAGATATATTACATATGCTACAACATGATAAAGATGTTATTGTGGGAGCATATCCGAAAAAACAATTAGACTGGACATCTGTTAAAGATGCAGTTAATAGAGGACTAGACGAAGGTTCACTTAAAGATACCGCGGCAAATTACGCAATAAATTTTCTTTGGGATTACAATGAAGAAACTGATACTCGTAGATTAGATATTCAAGATGGATTAGTTAAACTTAAAGATGCAGGCACTGGATTTATGATTATTAAACGAAGTGTTATTGAGAAAATGATAGAAAGTTATCCAGAGTTATATTTCAATAACGACTTGCATTTAGATGAAGAGTTCTCAAAATGGACATATTTGTTTTTTGACTGTATGCACGAAGAAGATACAAAGAGATATCTTAGTGAAGACTATGCTTTTTGTCGAAGATGGCAAAAACTGGGTGGTGAAATTTGGTTAGATCCGTTAGTGAAATTAGACCACGTTGGTCATTATACATTTAACGGCAATGTAGGAAAAATGTTTTATTCAGCAACAGAGAAAGATTTTTTATAAATGAGAGTTTAAATATATAGAGCCAAGCCTAAATACTGTAAGAACTACTATATTAATGGAGATATTTAAAGATGGGATTAATAAAGAAATACAGTGAGGTTTATGCTAGTAAATCACACGATGAGATGTCACTTACTGACTATCTTAAATTGTGTAAAAAAGATAAATTAGCATATGCATCCTCGGCAGAGAGGTTACTAAAAGCAATCGGAGAACCAGATGTAGTTGATACTAGCACTGATGCCCGATTAAGCCGAATCTTTCTAAATCGAACAATCAAGATTTATCCAGCATTTAATGACTTCTACGGAATGGAAGAAGCCATTGAGAGATTAGTGTCGTATTTTAGACAATCGGCTCAAGGTCTTGAAGAAAAGAAACAAATATTATATCTATTAGGTCCAGTTGGTGGCGGTAAATCATCATTAGCAGAACGACTTAAAGAGTTAATGGAAAAGCATCCAATTTATGTGCTTAAAGCAGGTGATGAAATTTCACCAGTATTTGAGTCTCCATTGGGATTATTTGATCCAAAAGAATTTGGAAAAGATGCTAAAAAAGAATATAAAATTCCATCACGATATCTTACTGGATTATTGTCACCGTGGGCAGTTAAACGACTAGACGAATTTGAGGGAGACATCTCAAAGTTTAAAGTTGTGAAAATGTATCCATCTAAGTTGAAACAAATCGGTATTATGAAGACTGAACCGGGGGACGACAACAATCAAGATATCTCAGCATTAGTCGGTAAGACTGATATTCGTAAATTAGAATTCTTTTCACAAAATGACCCAGATTCATACGCATTCTCGGGTGCGTTATGTCGTGGTAATCAAGGTGTTATGGAATTCGTAGAGATGTTTAAAGCACCAATCAAAGTATTACATCCATTATTAACAGCAACGCAAGAAGGTAACTATATGGGAACTGAAGGTATTTCAGCAATTCCATTTAATGGTATCGTAGTTGCTCACTCAAATGAGAGTGAATGGGAAACATTCAGAAACAACAAGAACAATGAAGCATTCTTGGACAGAGTATATATCGTTAAAGTTCCATATTGCTTACGTGTAAATGAAGAAACACATATCTATCAGAAGATGTTAGATGCATCAGGACTAGATAGTAGCAAAGGTGCGCCACATACACTTGATATGTTAGCACAATTTTCAATTCTTTCAAGATTGAAAGAACACAAGAATTCAAATCTGGCAGCCAAATTAAGAGTATATGATGGCGAAAATCTGCATGATGTAGATCCAAAAGCGAAAAGTATGCAGGAATATAAAGATGTAGCAGGTGTAGATGAAGGAATGAAAGGAATGAGTACTCGTTTCGCATTTAAGATTTTGTCTCAAACATTCAACTTTGATCCAGAAGAAATTGCGGCAGACCCAGTACATCTTATGTACGTGCTAGAAACTTCTATTAAACGTGAACAGTTCCCAGAAGAACTAGAAGACAAACTATTAGGATTCATCAAAGACCATTTGGCCGCGAAATACAGCGAACAAGTAGGAAAAGAAATACAAAAAGCATACTTAGAAAGTTATAATGAGTATGGTCAAAATCTATTTGATAGATACTTAGATTATGCTGACCATTGGATTCAGAATATTGATTATAAAGATGCTGATACTGGCAATCTATTTTCACGTGAGACATTAAATGAAGAACTAGAAAAAATAGAAAAACCTGCAGGTATTGTCAATCCAAAAGACTTTAGAAATGAAGTTGTGAATTGGGTATTACGTGCAAGAAGCAAATACAAAGGAAAGAATCCGCCTTGGACTGCCTACGAAAAGATGAAAGAAGTAATCGAACACAAAATGTTCGCAGGAACAGAAGAATTACTTCCAGTTATTTCATTTGGTAGTAAGAAAAGTAAAGAAGACCAGACTAAACATGATGATTTCATAGATAGAATGGTGGCTAAAGGGTATACGGCCCGACAAGTTAAACGATTAGTGGAATGGTATATGCGGGTTCAAAAGTCTAACTAG